ATCATGGACGTTAATGAGATGAAATTTTGGTCAACTATAAACCGTGAAGAAACAGCGTTCAAGGTGGACATGTCGCAAGATCCTGTCGGTGGCAAGTTGGAGTGTATCGTGATGACAGGGGTGCACAAAGGTGAAACACGGATGTACCCGTATCTCAGCCTCAACACCTTATGGGAACAACAACAGGAAGAAGAGGAAGAGTAATGCCGTACGTTATTAGAACAAGAGACCTTGACCATGATTGCACTCACACTTGGCAGAGGCCAACAGCCCCACAAAGAATGAGTAACTCTTTTATGCCATTTACAACGGCTTACTCTGTCTATCCAACTTTAAAAGGTGCGACTAGACAACGGGACTTTCTCAAGCGCATAACTCTATACGCCTTTTGTAATATCACGGTTGAGGAATTATAGGGATGACTACAAGAACACGCCAAAGACAGTTGGAAGTTGTACGCACTTCAAGGGCAAAGGCCTATGTTGACAACTACAAGATGAATGCGGGTTGCTTTAGGTGCGGCTATGCGGATCACCCTGTAGCTTTGCAGATGAATCACCTGGACCCCAGCACTAAAACTAATAGTGTTTCTATATTAGTCAAGAAGGGTGTAATGGAAACCATCAAGAAAGAGCTTGCCAAGTGTGAAGTTCTTTGTGCAAACTGTCATTCCATACATACGTACGCAAATAGACATTACATATCTGAACAACACATAGGAGAACAGTATGACCCGAACACAACAACGTAAAGGGGGAGGTATTACTATGATGAAAAAGTATTATGTAGGTCTGTCTATTCTTAATGTTTTCGAGATTGAGGCAGAGAATGACTTTGACGCAGAGGAAAAGGTGCGGAATCTATCCATAGAGGATACCTTAGAAGATGCGGATTACAATATCACGTATATTGAATTAATGAAGGAGTGAGACCAATGACTAAAGAACTTAAAGAAGCGCAACGCCGCATAGATCTGGGCGAACCACTGTCAACTACAGCAGCAGAGATGGGGCTTACACCCTCAGAATTGATCGAGATGTTAGAGGCTCTAGCATGAAAACCCAGAAAAGAGCAGAGATCGCAAGAGTCATATCAGAATTATGGTTTGACGATACCTGGTCATATGAGAGTGGCGGCGCTTACCCGTACGTTACCCAGGACAACGGCGACGTCAGTTACACAAAAGAAGCGCAGGCTTGTTTTAACGGGATCTACATCCAAGTTGAAGACATACTAAACTATTACACAAAAACAGAAGGAACAGAAACATGAAAAATACACAACACACATTGATCATCAAGCACCTACGTGCAACCACTGGTCTAACAGTACGTGAGGCAATGATTGAATACAGCATCAGCAGCCTAACCAAACGTATACAAGAATTGCGTAATATGGGTTACGACATTGTGTCCAACAAGAAAGCACACCCTGTCACAGGCCAACGCTATGTACGCTACACACTACAGTCAGAAGGATAAACTATCATGTACGAACGTTACTTCATTCTATCGCAACGCAAACTACACAACAGCAAGAGGGGTAACCCACGCTGGAAGTTTGTAGCAGTAGACCGACACCACAACACACTTATACTTACCACAAAAGACGATCAAGAGTGGGTAAAAAAGATTAAAGATGAAGGGGATGCTTCTTGGACACATCGCATGATACAAGCAATCACGCACACCACTTCACGCCACACAATTATGGACGAAGCAAAAATAGCGGAGGTATTTTAATATGATCGCCAGCAGAGCAGTAAAAGTTTATACAGTATGCAGACGCACACGTGAGGAGTATGTCACCACAGTATTCTCACCAGAGGATGCAGACACACTGGGGGCAAGACTTAACCAAGACACGAGTATTGTTGCTGTACGTTACAGGAACCTATCAGGAAAGTTGTTATCAACCTTGCGCCGAGAAAAGCCAGAACCCAAGGGCAGACCAACAAGGAGGATTTCGTAGTATGTATGCTATACCTGTAGCAATTATTGTCATATACATGGCAGGAATGGTAGCCTGTATGATTCGATCAAGTAAGGAAATTAAACGTGTTAACAGACAAAGAAGAGGGACCAAAAGATGACCCTTGTGACGACTGGAGTGATCATCCGATACCTAAAACGGATTCTGATAAGCCTTAGTATCTTAATAAATGTTATACTGGGTGGTAGGACTAATCAAACTTTTAGTGCTAGAAACCATGAATGGAGGCGCAACAACCGACTCAACGTAGCAAAAACTATTGACTCTGTGCTCGGAGACGGTCATTGCTTAGAGTGTTGGGTGAACTGGAGAGTGAGGAAATAATGAATAAGGCGTATATACCTAAGAAATCAGCGACACTGAATGTTATTATCGACTTCTACTTGGCTTCGGAGGCGTTTAAACGTCTGCGCCCTGCTACGCAGAAAGACTATGAGAGCAACCTTGCATCTGTACGCACTACCGTAGTTGAGGGTAAGGCACTTGGGTTATATCGCAACCAATACCTAAAGGTTCGACACCTTACTGACGCTTACGAGCAATGGCTTCAAAAGGGTGTACGTACTGCAAACTATCATAGATCTGTACTGTCTACTGCGTGGATGCACTCAATGCGCTACGATGTTATGACACACAACCCCGTGAAGCTAATCAAGACACAGAGCAGCGAAACTAGGCAAGTTATGTGGACACGTGAACATGTCAAGGCTTTCCTTGATGTAGCGTACAGTGGCTTTGAGTACCGCAGTATTGGTCTGATCGTTCACATGGCGTATGACTGGGGTCAACGTGTGGGTGACATGCGTTTACTGACTTGGGATAAGCTAGACCTGGATCAATGCCAGCTAGAACTAAAGCAGAGCAAGCGAAACGCACACGTTAAGCTACCTATCAGTGCTGACCTATGTAAGATGCTGAATGCACAGAAGGAAGACTTTGGCTACCAAGAATATGTAGCACCTCGTGTTAAGCATCGTGCAGGTGACTACCCACCATACGATATCAATGAAATATCCTATCTTGTCAATACCTTACTAGACAAAGCTAATCTACCACGTGAACTTACAGCGATGGACTTACGCCGTACAGCAGTGACTGAGATGCTAGAAGGCGGTGTTGACATTGCAGGTATACGGCAAGTAACAGGCCACAAGAATATGCACAGTATTGTACCTTACATGGTGAACACATACAGCGGTGCAACCAAGGCATTATCAGCGAGAGGAGGCAAGGACGATGAACATTCGTAAGTATCTTGAGAGTATGGACCTGCGTGACGGTGAAAGCCGTCGACTCGTATGCCCAGCCTGTAATGCTAAGAACACCTTCACTGTCACTAAAGAGATGGGGCAGATCAAGTACAACTGTTACAAGTTAGACTGTACTGTTGGCGGCTACCATCACACTGACCTCAGTGCAGCAGAGGTTAAGCTGTTGTTATCTAAGCAAGAAAAGGTTGCACCTAAGGAGGTAGAGACTATGGAGATACCTGAGTACGTAGTACAGCCAGGTGCAGAGCACGATAAGTATCACCGCTTTGTGCGTAGGTGGGGTATTGCATCTACTTCACTACTCTATGATGTCAAGGATGAACGTGTTGTGTTCCCTATACACTGGAAGGGTCGCATCATTGATGCTAATGGCCGAGCAGTAGGTGGCAAGATACCTAAGTGGTACCGTTATAGCGGCAAAGCTGATTACTTTCTGTCAGGATCGGGTAGACATCTACTTGTGGTTGAGGATTGTACGTCTGCTATGATCGCCGCCCAAGAGTTACCTACGGTGACAGCGATGGCTATCCTTGGTACGTCACTTACACCCAATCATATGGCTAAAATAGCCGAGTATGACAGCGTTGTTGTAGCACTAGATCCTGATGCAGCACACAAGACCTTGCTGTTTAAGCGTGACATATCACTATGGACTGGCGCAGAAGCTAAGGCATTTAGGCTTGACGATGACATAAAGTACCGCTTAGATGATGACCTTGAGAGACTGAAGGATTTACTATCATGACTGACTTACAAGATTTCCTAAAAGAGATGGGGCTGGACAAGGCTAAGCCTGTTAAAGCTGAACCTGCCCAGCGCCTACCAGATACATTCAATGATCCACGTGATCCTATTACAGGTGAGGTACCTTTCTAATGATTAAAGCAACATACGTAGACCACATGGGCAGTGACCTGTCCGTAGTTAATGCAGCACGGGTAAGCTTCGGTAAGAAGTCTGAGTTCGAGGGCCGAGTAGGTGGACCTAACGTGCTGTCTAAACGTGACACAAACCTAGTGCGATACCTAGCCAAGCATAAACATATCAGTCCCTTCGGCCATGCCTTCGCTAGCTTCCACGTCAAGGCACCTATCTTTGTGGCACGTCAGTTAGTGAAGCATAAGTTCCTGCGTTGGAATGAGATCAGTCGTCGTTATGTAGATGATGAACCTGAGTTGTACGTACCTGACGTATGGCGTGGTCGTGCTGAGAATGTTAAGCAAGGCAGTGCAGGTGAAGTTAAGCTACCCTATCTAGTACCTCACGAGTTCAATAGGTCTGCCCTGTACGAGTACGAAACTTTGCTTGAAGCAGGTGTATGTCCAGAACAAGCACGTATGGTATTACCCCAAAGCACAATGACTGAGTGGTACTGGTCAGGTAGCCTGGATGCCTTCTCTGATATGTGCAACTTACGCTGTAAGCCTGACACACAGGCAGAGACACGTGAGGTGGCAAATCAGATTGACCGTATCATGATGGAACTATTCCCTGTGTCTTGGGATTCACTAACGGATGAAGCTGATGAGTGATCGTTATTTAGTTATGTTTAAGGTAGATGAGGGTGAGTGGATGTACGCAAGTGCAGAAAACCCTTTCACTTACGACTCCGTGCCTCTTATCTTTGACTCTAAGGCAGAGGCCGAGGCACACAGCTTACAATACAATACAGGTATAGTTGTTGAACAATCAGGTTTAACTCCCCGTAGAGCTATTCGTGAGTCTATATTGAGAGGTCTTTAAATGTACACAGTAGAGATAGACTCTGATTCTGCTACTATCACTTCGATGGATGATACAGGTCAAATGCCTGATGTAAAAGTAGAGTTTTTTGATGACGTTGATGTGCAGATAAAACAGTATGACGAAGTGTTAGATACTTATCAAGTGATTAGCATGAAACCTAAACAATGGTTGCAGATAACCACAGGTATGCACAGCCCTGAGGGTGTCTATAAAATAGAGTACGGGAGTTCTACATACTATGAATGAGTTAGGACAGGGGTTTTTTGCTGGTATGTTTACGCTTTATGTAATAGCTATACCTCTGCTTTTGCACATGGTTGAGCCAGAGGATGAAGAAGCTGACCCCCGTGCACCGCTAAAGTTTGCGTTCATGTGGCCACTTATAGCTATGCAAGTGATCTACACGATATTTATAGGAGAGAGAGATAATGACTGAGTTAGCACTAGTTAAGACGCTACTTAACCGAGAGTTTTATGACAACCACAAAGGTATTCGTTGTCCTGATAAGATATTCAGTAAGGATGTACGCAAGATCAAGCAAACACTTGACCACGCTATGCGTACCTATGATGGCGATCTTAATCTGTCAGACCTAGAGGCGTTGTTCTATTCACACAATCAGACCATGACGACAGCAACTAAGACAGCCTACGGTGATTTGTTCCGCAAGATGGCGAAGGCTGATGTAGTAAAGGAAGAGATTGCAGACACAGTGTTGAGCCAGTTGTTCCAACAACATGTCGGTGACTTAGTTGCCAACCTAGGCTTCGACTTTGTGAATGGCTCAGAGAAATCACTGGAGCCTTTGCGCCGTATCTTAGATGCATACAAGGATGACTTCACACCCAACGTAAAGATCGAATGGGAAGACATCGACATTGATACACTGCTTAAGGCTAATGACCTACAGACGCAGTGGAAGTTTAACATTCCTAGTCTACGCCGTAAGGTTGAAGGTGTATCAGGGGGTCACTTGTTGTTGTGTGGTGCACGCCCTAACACAGGTAAGACATCCTTCCATGCATCACTTATTGCTGGGCCTGAGGGATGGGCACATCAGGGTGCCAAGTGTGTAGTACTTTGTAATGAGGAAGCATATGAACGTGTAGGTGCACGTTATCTTAGTGCTGCTGCTGGTATGACAATGGAAGAAGTCAAAGGCAATGTAGCCTTGGCACGGTCACGATATGAGCCAGTACGTAAGAACATACGCATTAAGGATAGCACAAACAAAGACATGCAGTGGGTTGAATCACTAGTCAAGCAAGAGCGTCCTGACATTCTTATCCTGGACATGGGTGACAAGTTTGCCAGTAAGACCAGTGACAAGTCAGATGTGTACCTAAAGGATGCTGCTATCTACGCACGTAATATTGCTAAGCAGTATGGCTGTTGCGTTGTATGGATGTCTCAGCTTAGTGCTGTAGCAGAGGGTAAGATTATTGTTGATCAATCCATGATGGAAGGCTCTAAGACAGGCAAGGCAGCGGAAGCAGACCTTATGGTGTTGATCTCTAAGAACCCCGTAGTAGAGGGTGCTGAAGAGCAGGATACACAACGGCACTTGAATATTGCGAAGAATAAACTTAAAGGTGGCTGGCATGGTGTAGTGCACTGTGAGTTAGACGGTGGACGATCACTATACACAGCCTAGAGGAGAGAGCGATGAAACTGGTATTAGACGTAGAGAATACTACGCAAACACGTAACGGTAAACTACACCTAGACCCGTATGAAGAGGGTAACTTCCTTGTACAGGTTGGGATGCAGAACGCTGATGACAAAGACGAAACCTTTATTGTCAACATTGACCATGTAGAGGCTAAAGATACCAGTGGCGCTGGGCGTAAGCTTACCCAAGACATACTTGATATGACTACACTTCTGATCATGCACAATGCACAGCACGATCTTATGTGGCTATGGGAGTGTGGCTTTAAGTATGAGGGTGACGTATATGATACCATGCTGGCAGAGTACGTACTGCTACGTGGTCAGAAAGATACGTTAAGCCTAGATGGTTGCGCACAACGCAGAAAACTATCATCACAAAAGGATGATGCACTCAAACGCTACTTTAAGGAAGGATACAATACCAATGAGATACCGCTGGATGAACTTACCCATTACCTTAAGTGTGACCTTGATACTACTAGGGAACTGTACCATGATATCGAAAGAGACTATGCAAAGCAAGAATCCGCTTCGCTCATTACAGTCCGAGACGTTACCTTCAAAACCTGTAAAACCCTCACCCGAATGTACATGTCGGGCTTCAGGGTGGATAGAGTAGCACTAGACGCAGTACGTTTAGAGTTCGAGACAGAGAAGGCTGACATCACAGATAGACTACAGCACAAGGTGCGTGAGATTATGGGTGACACGCCTATCAATCTTAACTCACCAGAGCAGATGTCTCAGGTTGTTTTCTCTGTAAAGGTTAACAACAAGAAAGAGTGGGTAGACCTATTCGATCACACCAATGACAAGAAAGAGTTTAAGGCTGCAGTCAGTGCTAACAGCACAGTCATACGCCGTACTAAAGCTTTCACTTGCCCTGAGTGTAAGGGGGAAGGCAAGGTGTACAAGATCAAGAAAGATGGTACTAAGTTTGCTAGACCAAACAAGTGTAAGGATTGTGAGGCTCGTGGCTACCAGCTAAAGCCAACTAATATCCTAGCTGGTTTAGGCTTTGCTGCGCCATCAAAGAAGTGGGTTAGCGCCAATGGGTTCAGCACTGGTAAGGACAACTTAGATATACTTATCGGTACGGCTCGTACTAACAACATGGAATCAGCTATATCATTCCTGACAGACCTTAAGCGTCTATCTGCGGTGAGTAGCTACCTGAGTGCGTTTGTTGAGGGTATCGACACCTTCACTAAGAACGATGGTCTGTTGCATGTAGGTTTAACGCAGCACATCACTGCAACAGGTCGTTTCTCTGGTCGTAACCCTAACATGCAGAACATGCCACGTGGCGGTACATTCCCTGTGAAGCGAGTGTTTGTGTCACGGTGGGAGGGTGGTCACGTTTTGGAGGCCGACTTTGCCCAGTTTGAGT